GAAAATGTAAATTTACGTAGCCAAATAGGCATATTATATATTGTATGCCAATCATAACCTCCATTTCCGTGAAATATTATTTCGTGGATTTGGGTAAACAAGTTAATTCTAACTTGGGGGGCTGTGTTAAGCGTCAGGCCAAAAAAAGTTTAGAGAAATAGGAATAGTGACCTCCACTCCACTACTTAAAGTATGATGTAAATCTACATCTGGTTGAACAATTTTAATATATTCTCTTAATGCTCTAGAATCTCTAGCTAATAAATAATTATCAACAAATTCACGAATTGTTTTTTCGTCTCTATCCCCTCCAACTGAAGTAATAATATATTTTAAACGAGTAGATAATTCAGGAGAATTGTCTTTATTAATTTTTTTAAGACCAGTTAATTCTTTTTCAATTTTCTTTTCATCTGCTGATGTTAAGATTTTAAAAGTAATTTTAGTTTCAGAATAGGGGAGAGTGAAATGAAATTCATTAACACCTTTAGTTATTAAAGATTCATCAAATTCCTTATTATTTAAAGTAGATAAATCTACAGTATGGGATTGGCCATCATAATCAAAGGCATAATTACCACCATAACCTAAAATACGAGCAGCAATAAATAATGCATTTTTATCACCTACTATTAAATCATCATAATTTACTTTAGTAACGATTAATGATTGAAGCATTTTATCTAAAACTACTCCTTGTTTAATATATGCTTGGTTAGTAAGAATGTCTTCTTCTCTAGCAGTCATATATTTCATTTCAATCTTACCTTCTGCTAAAGGTGAATCTTCAGGGTACAATAAACCTTTTGAAGGTAATTCCACCATTTCAGTGGGGAATTTAAATTTGTTTTCTTCCATAAATTTTATTTTGTTATAACTTTATTTGTCCCATATAAATATATAAGAAAAAAAGAAGCTCGCAAAAAATGCGAGCTATTTTTATTTTACTTTAAAAGTATTAATTTTATTTTTTTCTTGCTATATTATACAATGAAGCATCTGATAATTTTATATCTCCTTCTTCTTTGGTTTTAATAATAGCTGTATTGCCTCGGCCATCTTTAGGTAAAGTTATAGATAAAATTTTAATAGCTTCTTTATGGTCAAAAAATTCTCCTCCTTCTTTTGGGGCTCTTAAAAATAGATCTCCTGTTTTAAATTTTTCAGGAGAAATTTTAAGATATTTAAATTTTTTTTCAAATGAATTATCTTGTACTGTATCATTTTCATTTAATATGGTCATCATTTTTTTAGCTTGACCTTCGGTAATAATACCTGCTAATTGGTTCATTCTAATTAAGTCTTTCATGTTTTTTATTATTTGTACTTAATTCTTCTTCATCATACCACTCTTGGTAATTACCATTATCTACTAGATACCAGGTTAATTCTTCTTTTGGTGTTCCTGATTGTGGTTCCCATCCTGATTGTGCTATAGAAGAATCGATAGCTTTTTTATTTTTATCATAAGTGGATATTTTTAAAATTTCTGCATCTTCTCCTTCTACATTTTTAATTGCTTGTCCTATTGTAAAATTTTCATTTAATTTAGATTGGAAAATAATTTTGTTTTCTACTAACCATTTTCCTGCATCAAAGTTATCTGCTTTTTTCATATTTTTATTATTTGTTATAAATATACGATTTTTTTCTTAGGAAACCAAATAAGTTGTTTTAATTATATATAGTCCTATTAGTTAAGGTATCTAAATTTATATTTTTAAATAATGTATCGTGGATTATTCTGTCCTTATATTTTATAATATAAACTGGTGATATTGAAAATAGAGTATCATAATTTATTATAGTAGTTGTTGTGGTTATAGGTTCTTGGCTTATAGGTCTTTCCATGCAAGCTCTCATCCATAATATTACAACTAATAAAATAGTTATTATGATATATTCTATTTTTAGTTTCATTTAGAGTGTTGATAATCAACAGCCTAGAAATTGAGTACGCAGTAATCTGGTTGTACTTCCATAGTTAAATTTACTGCGGTATTTTCAGTATCCCAATTATATTCACCAAAGTTAGCTGATGTAATTAACGCACCTTTAATAATCCATTCTAATACGATATCCCCTACTGGACTAATACGTCGAATGTTAAGTCTTTCTTGTAGAAATCACTATAACCATCTCTACCTGTTACTGATTCGTGGTGTAAACGTACCCATTCCATTACTGCCTGCGCACCTGAAGGTGTGATAGGATCGAATAATGTAAATGTAATAGGTCCCCAAGTTGTTTTACCTTTTACAAAACGTTGAACGTTAATGTGGTTTAAAGGAACTGTACCTTGAGTTAAGGTCACTGCACTTACACCTTTGATTTCGTAAGCAGGGATACCATCAATATACATGATGAATCGGTTAGCTTGTTTGGGCTCGAAAGCCGTAAAGAATATTTCGTTTGGATCTAATACTGCCATGGTTTTTTGTTTTTTATTTAATTTGTTTTTCAAGTATAAATATAATATATGTTGGGTTTTTTAATAGAAAATCATATATTTATTAACGTAACATCATTTAAACCCAAAAACATAAACTATGGCTAGACCCTTATCTACTAAAAAAGAAATAACATGTAAAAATTGTAGTAAAGAATTTTTAGATTTACCGTCATCTAAAAAAATATTTTGCTCAACTCCTTGTGCTCAACAATATAAAGGAAAAGATAAATTATGGTTAGAAAAGAGAAAAGCAACTTGTTTGGAAAAATACGGTAATGAGATAGCTTTTAAATCACAGCAAGTACAAGATAAATATAAACAAAATTTAAAAATAAAATATGGAGTAGAAAATCCATTTTTAGTAAAAGAATTTAAAGATAAAGCTAATAATACTATATTTGAAAAATATGGAGTTGATGTTGCTAGTAAAAATGATGTAGTAGGAGATAAAATATCTAAAACTCTAAAAGGAAGAGAAATATCCAGGAATAATTTTGTTAATATAAAATGGGAAAAATTAATTAACTATCATGAGTCTACAGGAATGAAACCTTTATTCACTAAACAATATTTGGAAGATAATAAATTAAACCACGCATTTAAAAATAAATTCCAATTTCAGTGTGATAAATGTTCAGAGATTACAGATGTATTCTTAAGTAATGGTTATTTACCATCATGTAATTGTTCTGATTATAAGGGATATTCATTGATTGAAGATGAGTTGAGAGTGTTTTTGTCTAGTTATTTTTCCAGTGATGAAATATGTTTAAATAGACGAGACATATTATCTAACAGACTTGAATTAGATATTTACATTCCCCACATTAATATGGCTATTGAAATAAATGGGGTTTATTGGCATTCTGAGTCTATGGGTAAATATAAGGATTATCATTTATATAAAACCACCAAATGTGATGAAAAAGGAATTGACTTGATTCATATTTTAGATTATGAATGGATATTTAAAAAGCCAATTATTCAGTCTATAATATTGAATAAAATTAATAAAATTAATAATCGTTTTTTTGCCAGAAAATGTATAATAAAAGAAATAAAAGATACTAAAATAGTTAGGAATTTTTTAGATAATAATCATATACAAGGATACACACATTCATCTATTAATTTAGGTTTGTTTAATGGGGAGGAATTAGTATCCCTTATGACATTTTCTAAAAATAGGTTTAAAAAAGATTCAAATGAATTAGAGATGGTTAGATTTTGTAATTTATTAAATACTAATGTTGTGGGAGGTGCCTCTAAACTGTTTAAATATTTTATTAAAAACCATAATCCTAATAAATTACCCGTTGTAAGTTTTGCAGATAAAAGATTTTTTAAAGGAAAATTATATGAAAAGTTAGGATTTACATTTGTAAAAAATACATCTCCTTCTTACATATATTGGAAGGATAATAAAATTCTAAATAGAATGTCTTGTCAAAAACATAAACTCCATAAATTATTAAATGAATTTGATCCCATTAAAACAGAATATGAAAATATGTTAAATAATGGGTGGAGAAGAGTGTGGGATTCAGGTAATTTAAAATGGGTATACAATATATAAATAAAAAAAGGAACCATATTTGGCTCCCTTTCTTATATTATATTTTATTTGTTAATTATGCTGGGAAGGTCGCACCAGTTGGTAATATGTTAAAGTCTAAATATATAAATTCAGCAGTTTTGGTTGGTTGTAAATAAATCTGACCTACCATCTGATTTCTATCGATAACATCCGGAGTATTATTACTTGCATCCATAATTACTTTAAAAGCATATAAACCTTGACGTTGTTGAACTGATTCTAGATATGGATTAACTTGGCTTAAAAATTGGTTTCTTGTAGCAATACTATTTTGTTCAAATACTAAATTATTAGCAACTTGAGATATATAAGATTTTAAAGAAATCAATAATCTACGAACATTTACTCTATCTAAAGCAGATGCTTTGGTTTGTAATGTTTTTTGTCCGTATACTACAACTCCTGTTCCAGGGAATGTAGCTATTGGGTTGATTTTATTGGTATATAAAGTATCACGATTTGCTTGAGTTAATTTCTTTTCTGATCTTATTACCGTTCCTAAACCACCTCTATTAATACCAGCGGGAGCGAACCAAGGCTCACTTACATTGTCGTTATACGCGTATACACCGGCTACTAATGTTGAAGCTGGTACCCATACATTCTGAGATGAATCGGGATCAATGGTTTGAACCCAAGGCCAATAAGCAGCAGCATATGAAGTATTTTTAGCATTTGCTTGAGCAGTTACTGTAGAAATATTTGTATTGTAAGGTACTAAATCTACTACGTAAATATTATCTCCTCTATTTTGTGTATTGTTTATAGCATTAGTTACTTGAGATAAACCAAGTGGAGCTTCTGAAGCAAATAAACCTGGAGTAATTAATACATTAAATCTGTAATCATCTTGATTTGATAATAGACTAATCATATTATCATAACTTGAGGATAATAAACCTTGAGTATTTGTTGCACCTGATTGGATATCACTATAGTATTTAGCTCCGGCTCCAAACAAATTACCATTAGCACCTGTAAAGGAACCGCTTTCGTTTGTAGGAATAGAACCTGTAAAGTTAGATTTAGCAATTCCTGTATTGTCAAAATATAATGGGGTAGGAGTTGCTACTGATGATACTCTTACATATCTTGAAGCATTTGGGTAATCACCAGTTATTGTAACTTGATTATCTGCTGTTGAATATGCTTTAACTTGAGTACCTATTACTCTAGCCACATAATTTGGAGCTGTAGAATCCATTGATAAATTAGTCCATGTTTCTAGAATGGTTTGGTCATTTGTATTATCATTACCTTGTCTAACTATTAAACTAAAAGTACCTGCTGTTTTATCACTATTTTGGATTGTAAATCTAATATTATCAGATGAACCTGAGGCTAATGAACCACTAGCATCTAATGAGCTTGAACTATTCATGATAGTTCCTTCAGATAATGTTTGGAGTACTAGAGCAGATGCATTTGTAGCTCCACTAAAGTAAGTAGTAGAACCACTTATAGTATAAAAATAAGCATTAAGTATATCAGAATCAAAATCAGTACCAATTTGAGAAGCTACTGTATTAAATGTTATAGATTCAGCACCAGGTGTAACTACAGCACTACTTGTAATATATTGCCATGAAGTACTATATGGAGCTATTGATCTACTAGCATTAAATACTAAAGAAGCAGTGGCTACTGAAAGTGCAAATGTTGAACCTGAAGTAGCATATATAGCTGTTGCTGTATTTGCAGGTAATGTACTTCCTGTTATAAATATTGAAATACCATTTACACTAAATGAACCCGTAAAT